AGCGATCCGCATTGCGAACACCAGCTGCGGCAAGCAAATCTGCCAGCGTGTTGCGAATGTTGGTGAGCGTGACAAGGCCATTTGTCGGGCCGTATGTCTGGTAAACCATCGTTTGCATCTGCAACGCCTGGTTTAGACCCATCATCTTTTCTTCTTCGCGCCCAGTGCCTAATCCGACGTTGATCGAAACGTCCATTCCGGCATTCCAAACACGCGGGTCAACTGGCGCTGCGGCCCCGCTCATTTGTTCCATCTGTTCTTCGTCAAAGTTCTTGATCATCAGGCGCAACATGATGCCGAACATATCGCGCACACCGTCTGCCAAGTTACGCACCATAACTTCCACTTGGCCTGCCTGCGCCTGCACAGTAGCGCTTACGGCTGCCTTGGTCGTAGACTGCATGGCGTCTGGGTCAAGGCCCATAGATGCCCTTGTGACGCCCGTTTTGCTTTCAACTTGGCCATCAAGATAGGCCAGTGCGGAAAGCGTTTGGCCAGCGACAAATGGCACGGTTAATTCTTGGACTGCACCAATTTGCTTCATCCGAACGATTGCGCCGATTTCATTGTTCAACAGGTCGTCAAGGTCAACTTGGCCCTCAACAACTGCCAAGCGCGGGTTGTTTGTCATTGCCACGTTGTCAAGGATGCCGCGCAAAACCGAGGTCGTTGCGTCTTGGTCATTCATAACCAATTCGGCCAGTGAGTTTCCGTAAAATGAGTGCGGCTCTGGGTCGACTTCAAACAATGCGAACGGCTGTTCGTCGCACGGTGAATAATCCAGTAGGTCGTAATTCGTGCCGCCGCAAAGGAATTTGTGCAAGACTGGCGTACCTGTCCCGTCAACGTCCATTCGCATGTATGCTTCCGTTACTGCGACGTTCTGCATAGACGCATCTTGCGCGTCCTCGTCGCTGCTGTCAGTGACAAAACCAAGACGCTCTTGATGCTCTGCCTGCGTCATTTCTGAGCCGCTGGCAAAACCGTCTAACTTTTCAACCAGCTCGGCATCAACGCCCATACTAATCAAATCACCCGCACGCATTTCTGTGCGGTGTAGGACAACATATGCGTCTTTCAGCGTCCGTGCGTTGCGATCAATAAAGAATTCTTCTGGCGGTACGCTTTCAATGCACAACTCGCCCTTGGTCTTCTCGCGGCTAATTTTAACGCTGTGGATAGGCTCCTCAACTTCAAAGCCCATCTGATCCATAGACGCTGACATTTCAACGCTGTGTTCGATCACAGTCACGTCATCTTCGGCAACCAAGAACGTATACTCGTCATCGCTTAAATCGGTATAGCTGTGGATTTCGGCCTCTGGATAGTCCATCCAGTAAATCTTTGCGATGCCCTGCTTCTTCACCAAAGCATCATGGAAAACGTCGTTCAGGACGTTAAAGCCGTTCAAACGCGTGAACTCATGGTGCATAAAGTCAGTGGCTTGCTCTGCGTTTTTAACGTCCTCCGGGCCTTTCGGCACAAATTCAACAGGTCTTGCAGTGCTAAGAAATACGCGCATTAGACTGGGCTTTGTCGCCCGAACAATGTCACGCACCTTCGTTGACACGACTTTGCTGCGCCCGTCTTCGTGCGTCAGGTTCACCTCGCCATCGTAATAGCGCTGGGCCTTAATGCGACCCTCAGAGATTTCGCTTTCAACAAAGTCCACCGCGCCGCCAATGGCAGATTGAACAATGTTTTCAATTTCTACGCGCGTCTTGGCTTTCAGGTCCATCGTCGATCCTTGTATTTCGGCCACAGTATCATTTTTGCAGCACTGTTGTAAAGATGTCGCTTACTGAGCGTTCGCAGCCTGCCCAGCCTTGCCGATAGAGCCACCACCGATGGCAAGCGTCACCTGCCTCGCCACAAATTCGCGCTGCGGCCCTGTTATGCGCTGGCCCTCCATCGCCTTTTTTATGTAATCAAGCGCCGCGACTGCACTCTTCCCCCTTCGGTCGGTTAAGGCCCGCGCAATTTCCTCAAATACGAGTTGACGCTGATCAGCATCAAAGTCGGCGGTTTGCCCAGTGACAATCTGAATGACCTCTTGTGTGGTGTTCACAGGCTTGCCTCGCAGTGCGGATGCAAGTGGACCAGTGCCCGACAGTGCGTCTACGTCGTCGCTTATTGCTCTGCGTATTGCCGTCTTGCTGTTGATGTTAAGCGCTGAACGGACAAGCGCCGTCTGTGAAGCCTCGTCAAGCTCTTTGAGCAATGCTGGGGCCTCGTCACCCAATATCTGCTTAATTTTACCCCGTGCGTTGTCAGACGAAACCATGCGCACAAATTCGTCAATTTGACGCGCCGCAATGTCTGGGTCACTTGGCACGGCACGCACGTTGCCAAGTTTTGTGCGGATGGCCGACCTCATGCCTTGTTTTGCCGCTTCAATCTGTGCGTCACTTGGATCAAGTCCCAATTCTTCTATGACGTCCTCTATCTCGGTTTTCGGCTTCAAGGCATCACGGCCTAGTTTGAACGCGTTTTGCTCTCTAATTGTTTCACCGCCGAGCTGCACAGCATCATCGTAAACGCGGCGGCCCGTGTCTGGGTCAACAACGGCGTCTCCGATTGCTGCACGCAAATCTCGCGCAAGCATCCCAAAGCGCAAACTGGCCGCAGTCTGCTTGCCAAACTCACCGCGTGCGTTTTCTGAAAGTGTGTTTAGGCTGCGCTTTAGGTAGTCAAGCTGCTGCACGTTTGGCGGGTTTGTGAATACAACCTCACCGCTGTCAGATATGCTTGCCATAACCTGCTGGTTCGTCAGGCTATTCGCCCGCATGTCCGCATTGGCTTCCTCAATAGCGTCCATTAGGACTTTAGGTTGAATCCTACTTATTACGCCATCAATGTTGCGGCCCGTTGCGGACGCATAGTCGATGGCTGTGCTATATGCCGCCCCATACGCCTCTTTCCGCGCCTCGCGGGTTTTTGCTGCGATGGCTTTTACCGCGCTGGCTGGACCTAACGAGTCGGCTCCCAAAACGCTATTCAAACCTGCATCAAGCTGCGCCACGCTATCCGTTGCGCGTCGATTGATGGCGTTGCCTATGGTGGTTGAAGCCTCACCACCTGCGGCCATTGCGCCATCTGCTAGTGCCTGTGCTGCGTTGCCCGCATCCACAAGCATACCTTGGTCGCCTGCGCGGGTTACGTTTGCAATCGCCGCGTCCATATCGCCGCCACGCTCAAACGTCTTTTTGATTACGTTGGCCGCACCTTTTGATATATTCAGGAATGAGGCTATTTTAAGAACGTCGTTCTTCTTGACATAGTCCATGATATTCTTGCCGCCGCGTGCCGCTATTGGCATCAGTGGGGAAAGAACGCCGCCACCGATAGCCCCAAAGGCGGCACCGCTCTTGCCCTTTTCAATTCGGCTTTCGGGGTCGGTGCCTTCGCCAGAACCAAACACGCCACCACCAATACCGCCAGCCGTGGCACCTATAGCCGCAGACCGTAAGGCTTGCAGGCCCACGCGCCCAACATTCGGTGCCAACATTCTAGTCGTAGTCGCAGCCGCCTGACCGACTGCGGCAGGGGCGAACGGAGCAGCAGCAAGCGCGGCACCTGTGGTGCCAATGCCGCCCGCCACGTTCGCAGCAATTGACGTCTTTGGATACTGTCGGTTCATTGCCGATGAGGTCGCACGCATCCCCTGCTTAATGTCATCCCCAAAAACTGCCCCAGCAAGCTCGTCCGAACGGGAACCCAATGCAAGACCCGCACCGCGCACGAACTCGTTTGCAATCCCCGCGCCCATCCCAGATTGATCGAGTGTTGTCTTGTCAAAAGACGCCATAGAAGTGTCCGCTGCCGTTGCGCCCTCCATAATTTCTGCGATTTTTTCGGGGTCAGACGTAGCGTAATTGCCATCAGAAAATGACAGCTTCCCGCTGTCGCTGCGGAAAACTTTCCCGCCGTTTGGCGTGTCGGCTATCACAGTCCACGGGCTTTTCGTCGTTTCCATGCCCTTGACGTGATCCATAACAGCACGGTCAACAACGTCATCAGGTGTGTTGGGTGGAAAGATTAGGACTTTACCGCTAGACGTTACGGCTCGCACGTTTTTACCATCAGACATTAGCGTGTAATCCTTTTACCCGTTGCGTCGTGCGTTGGCTGTTCGCCGCCCGTCTCGATACGGCCCTCTCCCATGCCAGCCCCCAATCCGCGTATCTTCTGGATACGGTTCTGCTTTTTCTGCGCGATGACCGCATTGCCATCTCCCGGCTGGGGGAAGTATTGGACGTTTGCGCTATCAAACTCGTTTTTCCCGATTGCCGCCCCACTTTCTTGACGCAGTATCGCGTTGATAAAGTCACGCTTGGCTTGATCGTATTGCTGACCTTCGTCCGTAAGCAGGTAATTCCCCATTGGCAGATTTTCGCCAATAATCTGGCGCAGGCCAGTTCCTTCCATTTCGAACTTATCAAGGATTTCGTTCGAGGATGTAGCACGTCCAAAGAATGCTGTATTCTTGGCCTGCCCATCCGTGAGCTTCGGACTAGCGCCGCCACCCTTGCCGCCTTGCGTTACGATTGTCGTGCCGTCTGGCCTTGTTGTAACGCTAAACCCGCCAGAGGGGCTTGTGTCGTAGAACCTACCCGTCGCCATGTCAATTTGGCCGGATGCCGCTTGATACCGTGCAGCCTCCTCTGGTGTAGCTGCGCGGAATGTTGGGCCGTCCTTCGGACCTGCCAAACGCTTCTGAATAATAGCCGACAACACGCCGCCCGCAGGTAAATTGCCAGCTTCAACCATATCAGCCATATCAGCCATACCGTTTGCGCGTAGGTAATCAATTGTTTTGTTGCGCGACTTCGTTTCTGTGCGCTGGTTTGCCACGTCATTTGTGAATTTCTGCACGCCGGGATTGCTGCCTAAAGCCGCAAACGCTTGACCCATTTTGGCCGCCGTGTCTTTGAAGCTGTCACGCTGGTAAAACCGCTGTCCGGTTTCGCCCTCTGCGCCCTCTTGCATCTTCTGAATACCCATTGAGCCTAGAAGCCCGCGCGGCTGTTGCTGTTGCATTGGTTCTGGCCCTTTCTGTGGTGTGGCAAGAATACCACTCCGTTGCTGTTTTGGCAAGGTCTTGCCAAGCACCTGCATGGTGTCCGCCGCAACGCCTCCGCCCATAGCCGCGTTGAACTTGTTGACGTACTTGCTGCCTGTGGTGCCTAGAATGTCGGACCTACCTGCGCCACCAGACAACGGCTTACCTGTAAACCAAGCCGACGCCGCGTCCTGCGGATTACCGTACTTGTTCACGTAAGAACCAAATTCACCTTGGAAGACTGCGTCCTGCGCCGCCTCATCGCCTAAAAACTGTTGGGGCGTTAGCTCTCTGCCCAAATGCTTCTTTGTCCATGACGGTATATTGAAATCCATGACCTGATAGCGACCATACGCGCGATTACCCTTGCGCGTAGTTGGCCCCATCGCACTATAGCCACCACTTCCAGCGCTTTCGATTGACGCGATAGCGTTAGCCCAGTCAGGATTGAAACCGCCCATAGTTTAAACCCCCGCGCCCATAAGCTCGTCAGACAGCCCGCGATAGTTTACGCGCAGGAACCCGTCGTCAAAGCGCACAACCAAGTGGGGATGTGTCTTTTGCAACTCGTCGGCCATGACACCAACTGTGGGCTGTGACATATCTGCAACTTTCTTGCCAATCTCGTTCCAAGCCCACTTGTAGAAGTTCACGCCGCCGTGGCTTCCGATGCGTTCAACGTCGGTTTTCAGTCGGCTGTCAGATGCAAACAGACCGCCAGCAAGACCGAGGTAATCAAACACGCCCGGATTGTTTTGCGAAGTCGTGGTTGATCCTCCGTTGCTGGGGATCGAACCAATCGCCGCCATAGGTGCGCCGAGCGATTGCATGGGCGCGTTGGCGTACTGCTGGAACTGGTTTTGCGCCGCGTCGATCAACGATTGCTGCATACCTTGCTGCATTAACCCGTCACGCATTTGGTTGTTATTGATGGTCTGGCCAGTGTTGAATGCCTGATTGCCAAGTTGGCCCATTTGAGCCGCCCCGCCCATCTGAATACCTTGCTGGTTCTGTGCCGCGCCAAGTGCCTGATTGAAACCTTGGTTCTGCAATTGGCCGAACGCCTGCGCACCCTGCCGCGCAAAGCCTTCATTGGTTTGTGCCTCCGCAACGCCGTGACGTGATCCACCAAACGCACCTGCTGCGCTTGCAGATGCACCAATGTTATTCATCTGCATTTGGCGCTGACGCTCCATGTCGCGCATGGTGCCGCCCGTCACCATTTCTTGGTACGGATTCATAAACTGGCCAATGTTCGGCCCTTGCATCGCTTGTTGCGTGCCTGTCATCGCTTGCTGCAACCCGGCAGCCGCAGCATTGTTTACGTTAAAATTACCCTGCGGCGCAAGTGGCTGCGTCGGCTGTGCCTGTTGCCCGTTTGCTGAATAGCCCATTTATACGGCCCTCTCTGTTAAATGTGTCATCGAAGAATTCCACCCATATCAAACCCGCCAAAGAACCCGCCGTTAGGCCCATCATTTCCCGCTGACCCGTTAGGATTTGGACCCTGAAAGTCCCTGCCGCCAATCGTGCTTGCACCGGGTCCGCCGCCGTCAAAAATGTCACCGAGCCCGCCAAGGCGTCCGTTGGGGTTCGCCGCGCGGCTTGCATCAAGCATGGCGTCAGATGCCGCTTGACCGGGAGGTGTTACATTCAACATTCGATCATATTCAGACTGCGCCGCGAATGGATCGCCGACACTGCCGTAGTTGCTCGGTGTATACGCAAGCCCACCATCCTGCTTGTCCAAAAACATGCTGTCAATAAAAGCCTGTTGACCCGGATCGCGAACGCCGAACGCTTCCATTGACTGATCGTAAATGGGCGTTGACGAATAGCCGCGAACGCCGTTGGCATATTGCTGCGCCTCGTCCATGCCGCCGCGCTGGATGTTGGCCTGCCCCTGTGGCGCATTCATCCCAAACGCGTTGGCTGTATCCGCTGTGTTTTGAAAC